GCAGAAGATTTTTTACAAGTAACACAAGAGAGATTAGCCAAAAAAGGTTATGCAATTAGATAATGGGTGTTCCTTTTGATTCTAATGTTGATTTAACAGTAGAGATTGCTTTTGACTCTAATCCACTAGATAGCACACAAACTTTTACTGATGTTTCTACTTATCTAAGAAGATTTAGTATAAGCAGAGGTAGAGCAACAAACTTAGCTGATTTTAATCCTGCTGCAGTTACAGTTGTGCTTGATAACACAGATAACAGGTTTTCTCCTAACCAGACAACACACTATTATGATGCAGTAAATAACAGATCAAAAATACAACCATTAAAAAGAATAAGGATAAAAGCTGCTTATGGTGGCTCTACATATACTCTTTTTCATGGTTTTGTTGAAAGCTTTCCTGTTAATTATCCTGCTCAGGGATCTGATTCAGAAACTAAAATACAATGTGTTGATGCTTTTAAACTGTTTAACAATGCTACTTTAAATGGCTTTGGATGGCAGTTAGGTATTTCTAAACTAGGAACAAACACTAGGCTCACACTTACACAAGCACAAGAATTAAGCTCTGTAAGGGCTAAAAACATACTTGACAGCTTTGGTTATACAAATCAGGCAATATCTACAGGACAACTAGAAGTTCAGGTACAACCAGAAACAGATACTGTTTTAGCTGCACTTAGAGCTGTAGAACTAGCAGAGAATGGCACATTCTTTATTGCTGCTAATGGAAATGCAACTTTTAGAGATAGAAACTATAGATTGGCTAATACAACAACACCAGAGGCTAATTTTGGACAAGGTGTAGGAGAGCTTAACTATGTTGATATAAAAACTTCTTATGATGATGACAAGATTATAAATACAGTCCAGAGAACTAGATCAGGTGGAACAACACAGATTGCAGTAAGTGCAGACTCAGTAGATAGATTTGGATCTAATGTTTTAGTACAGTCAGGAACACTAAATACACAGGATTCAGATGTTTTATCTATTGCAGAGCAGATAACAGTAGCTAATGACATACCACAAACAATAATTGAGTCTTTGTCTTTTGCTCCTAGAGAAAATGTTAATTTGTGGGCTAAGGCACTAGGATTAGATTTAGGAAGCTTTGTTCAAGCAAGTGTTACCACTACAGCAGCTACAACAGAAACTTATGAATTGTTTATTGAAAGAATTAAACATACAGTAGATGCTAGAAATAAAACTTGGAATTGGCAGATTGGGTTATCCCCTGCTGAAACAGGAGCTTGGATACTAGGTATAAACAAGTTAGGAATTGATACTAATTTAAGTTATACTTAAATTGAAATTAAGGAGATAATACATGGCAGCAGGTGTATGGTTTGATTGGACAACAGGAGATCTAGTAACAGAAGCTAGGTTTCAAGACATTCAGGATTCAATAGTTTTTATTTATGATGATGAAACAGCAGCTAATGCAGCTTTAACAAATAAAGTTGAGGGAACTATATTTTATGATAAATCAGTTGATCAGCTTAAAGCATGGAATGGCTCAGCTTGGATAGGGGCAGAAGCAGGAGATATTGAGGGAGTAACAGCAGGAACTAACCTTAATGGAGGGGGTACTTCTGGAACAGTAACAGTTAACTTAGATTCAACAGTAACCTCAGTAGCTTTACAAGATTACTCAGAAATTGATGTAGCAGTAACAAGCTCATCAGGTGTTATAGCTATAGATATGGATAATGGAAACACAGGATCTATTACTCTTACAGAAAACATTACAGACATAGATTTTACTAATGTTCCAACAAGTGGTGTTTCAACTTTTACTTTACAAATTACACAAGATAGCACAGATAGAACAATTGCAATTAATGCAGTAACAGTTAATGGTGGTGGAGATGTAACTGCAAAAACAGCAGGTGGTGCAGGGTTTACAATGTCAACTGGATCAGGTGCAATAGACTTAGTTACATTTTTGTTTTTAGATGCAGGTACACCATTACTTAATGCACTACAAAATTTTAGTTAGGAGTTAGCTTATGCCTTTAGGTGCAGCTAGATTTGGACTTCTTGGAGGAGTTGCAGATTTAGGCAAATTAGAATTAATTGAAACTCAAACAATAACAGGTGCAACAGCAATAGATTTTACAAGCATTTCTGGAAGTAGTTATAATGTTCATTTTGTAACTATAAATAATTTAGGTTATCCTGTTGCTTCAAGTAGCCCACAAAATTTTGATGTTCAATTTTATGAAAGTGGAGTATTAGAAACTGCTTCTGTTTATCAATATGCACATCAATATGGAACTATTACAGGTGGTTTTGGAGAAGTTAAAAGTACAGGAGATGATGGTATTTTATTAGAAAGTGTTAATGCACAAATATTAATAGATGGTTATTTATATTTTTACAACTTAAATGACAGTTCAAAATACAGTTTTAGCACATTTCAAGTATTTAATAAAAGAAGTGGTGGTGGCAATATTATGAGATTTGGTAGTGCAGTTTTACCTCAAGCAAGTACAGTTGATGGCATTAGATTTAAAACTAACTCTACAAATAATTTTACAACAGGAACAATATCTCTATATGGAATTGCAGAGAGTTAGATTATGGCAGGTAATTTAGAATTAGTTAAAACAGTAACAGGAACTTCAAGTGCAGCAGTAGATGTTACTGATTGTTTTAGTGCAGATTATGATGTGTACAAAGTAACAATATATAATAAAGAGGCTTCATCAGGTGCCTTTAATCAAAATTTAAGATTATTAGATAGTGGTGGAACAGTAATTAGTGCAGCAGAATATGATTATGCAGCTTGGCAACATACTTCTTATTCAGCTTTTGCTGAGTTTAGATCAACTACTGCAACTTCTTTTGAAAGAGCAATAGGATTAGGAACTTCTGGTGCAGATGATGGTGGGGGAACAGTATTTTACTTTTTTAATCCTTATGACAGTTTAAGTTATACTTTTATGTTATGTCAAAATGTAAACTTTTATGCAGGTAATGGCTTAGTTGCATACAAATATATTGGTGTCCACCATTCAGCAGAAACTATATCAGGACTACAATTAATTAATGGTAGTAATTTTACAACAATAACAGCAAGTGTATATGGAGTTAAATAATGGCAGGTAGCTTAATAAAAATAGATGAAGAAATAGTTACATCAGCAGTAGCAAGTGTTGATTTGGAAAATGTTATCACAACAAATGATGTCTATATGCTAACTTTTCATAATGTGACAGGAACAACAGATGGACAAAATGTTAGAGCAAGATTTAAAATTGGCTCAACACAAGTTGCTACAAGTACTTATGATGGTGCTACTAAACAATTTAAAGCTAATACAACATTTGCTAATAATTCTTTTACAGGTCAAAATAAATATAATCTAAATATTGTTGGAACAGGCACAAGTGAAACTATGCAGGGTATTTGGTACATTTATAATGCTTATAATTCAAGTGAATACACATTTGTAACTACAGAATATTTGTCTTTGACAAATGCACCTAATTTAGTAGGTGAAGCTGGTGGATTTGTAGAAAAAACTGCACAAGAAACAAATGGTTTTTCCTTTTTTATGCAAAGTGGCAACATAGCAAGTGGAACTTTTACAGTATATCAATTACAAAGTTAAATATGTTTTAAAGAAGTAATTAAATAAAGTATGATAAGATAGAAAGGATAATTATGGCAACATTAGAAGAACTAACAGTAGAGGCAACAGCAGAGATAGAAGCTGCTAAGCCTTTATTTAAACAAGTTAATAATGAAAGACTTGAATTTACTGATGCTGATTATGCACAAGCTATTACAGACTTAGCTAACAGTAAGTGGGACACACAACAGTTTGGTTATATACAAGCTAGGCAAGAGGCTTATGGTTCTGTACAAGACCAACTAGATATGCAGTATTGGGATGGTGTCAATGGTACTACTCTTTGGGCTGACCATATAGCACAAGTTAAAGCAGATAATCCAAAACCTGCATAAATTGTCATAGATTACAGCTAATCTATACTTATAGGAGGTTGGCTATGGACTTAGAGCAATTTTCACAACAACAGGGATATAAACACACAGGGCAATTTTCTCATAGGAATTTCATCCTAAAAGATGAGAAAGCCAAAGAGATATTCCTTAAAATAGCTAAAGAAGCAGAAGAGAAACACATATCTGATACTGTTGCAGCTCAATATTTAGTATTTAATCACAAAGAGTTTGAACATCTTAATTACAATACAGTAAGGAGATATTTTAAGGATTATAGGTATGGACTCATTAGATAAGTTTGCTCAAACAAGATCCACAAAGCCTACACATAATAAAACTAAAGTTAATCATCCTAAAGGATTTGAGCCTAGTGTTTACTACTCAGAAAAGACTAAATCAGGAGAAATAGTATCTAAACCACAGCCAAGTAATAATGTTGATTGGCAGGAGCAATTAGAGTCTTATTTTGGTGTAGATGCAGGTAATTATAGAGTTGTTGAAAATACTGCAGAGATAAGGTTTTGGGATGTCAATGCAGGAATGGGGCAGATAGAAAGGCTCTATTACTTTAAAGCTAAGATTGTATCTAATGAAGTTTATATGCCTGATGAGGACTTTAAAAAGCTCTTACAGTTAGCTAGTAAGAAAAAGCCACTACCTAAACAAAAAGTAACTAAAAACACTAAAACATTTACTATTGCTCTTGCAGATTTTCAGATTGGTAAGGGTGGGACTGAGGAATCTATAGAGAGATTTATGAGCTATATCCCTAAGATAAAAAAGCAGGTTAAGGAGTTACAGAAGCATGAAACTATTGATCAGGTGCTGTTTGCAGGGCTTGGGGACTTAGTAGAGGGCTGTAGTGGACATTATGCCATGCAAGAGTTCCAGACTGAGTTAGATGATAGACAACAGCAAAAAGTAGCTAGGAGAATGATTTATACCTTAATAAAAGAAATAATGCCTTTATTTAAGAGGGGATTAGTTGCTTTTGCAGGTGGTAATCATGGAGAGAAAAGGCAGAATGGAAAAGCCTATACAACTTTTGGGGATAATAAGGATGTAATGTTAGCTGAGGAGTTACAAGAGATATTTAAAGAAGCTCCTGCATATAAAGATATATTAGATTTTATTATTCCAGAGAATGAACTATCTTTAACTTTTGATGTATCTGGTGTTGTTTTATCTATACTACATGGGCATCAGATGAGATCAGGGGCAAATTCACAGGCTAAATCAAGAAAATGGCTATCTGATCAAGCTTTTGCAAGAAATTCTATAGCTGATTCAGATATTTTACTGCATGGGCATTATCACTATTTCTTAGCTTATGAGAGTTCAGATAGGCTTATAATACAAGCTCCAACACTAGATTCAGGCTCTGAGTGGTTTGAAAACACTAAAGGAGATAAGTCTAGGGCAGGAATGCTCACTCTAGTAATTGGAGGAGTAGAGAAATGGGACTATATTAAAGTTATAAGGTAAATATGAAACTTGAGATATTAAGATTCAACAGTTCTAATGATTTCACTTCTGGAATCCTATTTGATGTGAGCAACAACAAAAGAAAATTCCTCTGCTACACCTTAGAGGATCAAGCACAAACACAAAAAGTATGGGGAGAAACAAGAATCCCTGCAGGTACTTATAATCTTTCACTCAGAAAAGAGGGTGGATTCCATACAAGATATGCAGCTAAGTTTGGTGGATTTCATAAAGGAATGATTCATGTAGATGATGTTCCTAACTTTGAATACATTTTATGGCATATTGGAAATGATGATGATGACACAGCAGGATGCTTATTAGTAGGTAAAACTTCACAGGATAACTTTATAGGAAGCTCTACAGTTGCTTATAAGGAGATTTATCCAGATATAGCAGGTGCAATCATTAGAGGAGATAAGGTTACAGCAACTTATATTGATTATGATGGAGAAGTTCTTGACAATAAGACTAAAGATCATATTATGAATATTCCACAAGTTACAAAGATTCAGGAGGATATTATGGATATATTATCAAAAGATCATATTATGAATATTCCACAAGTTACAAAGATTCAGGAGGATATTATGGATATATTATCAACAGAAATTAAAAGTTTAAAAACAGAAGTTAAAGCATTAAGGCAAACAATCATTCTTAAAGGTTTATCTCCTAGATAATCAAAAATGAAATTACAATGTAACTCCTGTAGGGATAAACTAGAATTAATAAATAATGCTTTTGTCTGCATTAATAAAAAATGCACACAGTTTAAAAAAGTACAAGTAAAGATGGGAGAAGAGGAATAATATGTCAGATGAATTAAAAGACTTATTAGAAAGATGTATATGGACTTTTATAGAGGCAGCAACTTCTGCATTAGTTATAACACCTGCATTAGGTATTAATATTTCTAATTTAGAGATAGCTGCATTATCAGGTGGAGCTGCAGTAATGTCTGTATTAAAAACTTTTGCAAAGAAAAAAATAAGCTAAACTAAGAGTAGATTGTTATCATTCAATAACTAGAACTTGAAAGGACTAGCAATAGCCTTTTCAGGATCTGAAAATAAAAAAGAGGAGATTTGTATCTCCTCTTTTTTTGTTTAAAAGATGGCTCTAGTAAGGGCTACATACATAATATACAAAGGGGAGTATATTTTAATTAATCTACTAGAGCCAATACCATTATAACTAAGGCATGGAACACAAAATAATTTATATCTGTTTTTTAACTTATTGTCCTAGTAATTGTCTATAGTGTTCAATACATACAAAATATTTTTCTAGCTCTTGGAAAAAGATATTTGATTAACAGATCAACAAAGTGGATTAGCTAGACCATCTTAACTAGGGTTAGAGCCTATTACTTCACATATTTAAATGTTCACTAAATTGAGTTCATTCTGGTTTTGGGAGGGAGTGACACAGGGTAAGCTCCACCTCTACTAAAGATTGAAAGCCCTTGAGCCTAGTAAAGGGCTCTGGGCTTTCTTACTAATAATTCTTTGAAAGGTTGTTGACAGTATGACAAATTTTTATTAAATTGAATATATAAGAAAGGGGAATTAATTATGTTAATTCAAGAAATAATCTATCTAGGCTTTGTAGTCTATGGAGTAATATCTCTATTGATGACAATGGCTTATGTTAGTCTAAAGCTAGATGATAAAAGACTAAGAGAAAAGAAAAAGGATCTGTATGATGTTACAGATTTTGAGTCAAGACTAAAAGAGGGGGAAGTTCTTAA